ACAGTTAACAGCTGGCAGGTTGTAAGAGCTGCCAGGCATTTTTGATGGGGCGCTTAGGCCTCCAGTAATTCGTCTTGCTTCTTTCTTTAGCATAAAATTTTATATCATTTAAATGTGGTTAAATTGTGAAGCTTGCGGCTTGGAGCTTGGGGCTTGTTGCTTGTGCCTTGTTTAATTATTCGTTCAACGCTTGGCGCTTGGAGCTCAATCTTAGGGCCGAATTTTTCCCAGTTTCTGGCGACGCCGTGGAGCTCCAGCAGCAGCGTGGACCATTGGGCCACGCTACAGTTGCTTACTTTTAATGTGACTTGTTTCATTTTTCTTCCTTTATTTTTTTAAGTATTTCAATAAAGCCAGCGTAATCATCCTGAAGGTATTCTCCATAGGCTTCATACCAGGCTCCAGTGATTTCATCTAATGTATATGTTTTCATGTTTTCATTTTACCTTTTAATTGTGTCCCTTCTGGGGCTTGAAGCTTGGAGCTTGAGGCTTGAGGCTTCCTGCTTCTTTTTATTTTTTTTTTCAACTTTAAGTTGAATCGGGCCCGCTCTGCAGCGGGCCCAAATCCAAATTTTTCAATGATACTCATCAGTCTAAAAGCACCATATATTCCTTAGCAAAATATTGTCTAAAGAAATTTATTCCATTGCGCACTTTTTGCCAATCGTCCTGGTTGTCGCTGAAGCCCAGGGCCTGGCCAGTCGCGGCATCCTTACGCTCCGCGGCTAGATTCAGATCCATTACTGTGTCATATGTAATAGCCGCGAATCTTGGCAGGTCTATAGATTGACCACTGAGTGGATTTATTCTCGTTGTGATATCCGCTGTAGCTTCACCTTCAGTCAACTCATATGGCAGTTTCATTTTTTTGTTTTTATATGTGATTGTTTTCATAATCCCACAATATCCCAGCTCCCAGGGCCTGTCAACTATAAAATTTTTTTTCTTGTACTTTATTGGGCGGGCCCACCCGCTTGAAGGCTTGAGAGCTTGGAGACTTACTGATTATTTTTTATTTTTTTTATAGTTTAGAATTATTCTAAAGTGGCCAAGCAGGTCATAGGCCTGTTGCAGTTCGCTTACCAACTTGACCCCTGATCACTCGGTATTAGCCGAAACGCGTCTAGAACTTCGGTAGCTGTTACCGCCCAAGTGATCAGGGCTCAAGCTTGGAGCCTAAATATCAAACAAAAATAGTATTGCCATAAAGGCAATAAATAAAATTGGATAGAACCAAATACTATCTACAATCATACGCAAAATATAATGAGCAATGAAACTGCTATCAATAATAGATTAGCAATCCATAACCATCTTGGCCAAAAGGAAAAAAATTCTCTTAATGGCTTTCCATAAATTATCATACTTTCTTTCTGCGACTTGCTCGTGCGTTTTTGTACTGCCACGAGCAAGTCAGCTTTAATGTTATTAATAGTTTTTATTCATATTAATTTACAAATCCCATTTAATCCTATTGACTATTAATGTCAAGGGGTATATAAAATTATTTTAAACAATTAACAGAAAGAGGAATAAATGGCTAGATTAAGATTAAATCAAGAGTTAAGAAACAAGATCAGTAGCCGTTGGCGTGTTCACGCTGAACAGGAAGAAACGCAAGAGAAAGATGCGTTCTTTCAAGAAAGAGAAAGTATAAAAGCAAAGCAAGACAAGGCTTGGGATTTGGCTCACACTATTGTTCGTAGACATTATACTGATGATGATGTTGCAAAAGCAAAATATCTACAAAACAAGTTTGATAATGTAGATACTATCGCAAGTGATAGTTGCTTTCATCTTGGTTACATGGGCGAGGTTGAAAGTCGTGATGATAATGATAGACCAATTATAGAAGAAAAAAGAATATCACACCATTTTGATTTTAGAATTGATGGTGGCATACATGGTCAAGATAATGGCAGAAGTGATCATGATTTTGGTTATGCTTATTTTCGTGATGAACTGAAAGCACAAGAGGGTTGCAATCCAGACATTGATATTGAAATGGCTGATAAGGATAGAAACCCACATCAAACTAAATTTCAAGATGCAAATAATAAGTATCTTGGAACTACTGGTGGTCGTAATAATCAAACATCATATTCAAAAGAGTGGAATGATGATTATAAACTTGATTTGATTGGTCGAGAGTATTGTCGAGATAGACAGCTTGATTGTTCAAAGCAAGAGTTTGATCAATTAATGGTTTGGCAAATTGCAAAAGGCAAATTAATTCAATGTCATACTAATTGGATAGCATCTATTTTAAAACAAATGAAATTTATCAAAGATGTTATTAAAGGATATAAATATCTTGATGAAGCCATTGAGTTTGCAAAAGAAAGTGGCTTTGCTTTAAATGATGCAGAACTAATTAGAACTAACTCAACTGGTCTAGTTATGTACAATCCTAAAAATGCGTCTGAAATGTTAAAGTCAATGAAGAATAAATCTCAATCAAGAGAACAGAAGATATTGGCAAGACAACAATACAACCAACAACAAACCACACAATAATTTACTTGACTTCAACATGGGATAATGCAATATTATCCCATGTTTAACAATAATGGAGAAAGTAAAATGTTTAACAAAAAGAAAGAACAAAAGAAAGTTTGGTTAGTCATTGAAAAAAATACTTATGGCTACACAAATAATGAAACTTTCACAGTTGCAAAAAAAGCTTATTCAAATGAAGATGCAATAGGTTTTAAAGTTGCTCTTGATAAGTTGAATGATAGAGATAACCAAAGTTATTTCATAGCAACTGATATTGAAAGCGCAACAAGTGAAGTGATTAAGTACCATAATCAAAAGGTGGCTAATGACAATAAATAAAGCAATCTTTTATATTAAATATTATGCACAAAAACACGACTGCATAATTGAACGCAAAGCAACACTTGATGATAATTGTTTTGAGGGTAGACATAAAAAATTCGGCTATCCATACAAAAAGTATATTGATGTATGGGCAACTGAAGAAGTAAATAATGGTCAACCTCAATACAGAACAGCAAGTAAGAAATGGGAAATTAATCAAACCCAAACTTTAAACCAATGAGATACTGTCAAGGGAACAAGTGCCACGAATACAGAACTAAAGATCGTATTCGTGGTACTAAAGGAAATAAGTCTTACCAAACTAGAAGAAGATCATCTTTTTATTATGGTCAAGGAAATTTTTGTTGCCAAACTTGTATGTATGATTGGATTAACGAACACATTGAACACGCATTAAATCATTTCGGAAGAGTAACCGAAGCTAAAAGAGTTGAGTGTGATAGTGCTTGGTATAAAGATTATACGTATAATTATGATCATACTAATAATCGTTCTAATAATACTCATTACATCAAGAATGATTTACTTGGTAGACGCATATCAATTACTGAACAGCAGTACGATAACTGTACTACTGATAACATTAAAGAACTAATTACAGAATAACTTATATCCAATAAGTTAAACAGGCAACGCGCTGAAATGCGCGTTGTTCTAATTGCGTGTCAAATGTTATTATTGCATACCCACCACATATTGTGTGTCAAGTAAATAATCCTACATAATCCCAGTTATATTGTCGCAGTTGCAATAATATTGCAACACTGTTGCAAAAATGTCACGCCCCTTCGGGGCGGGCCCACCCACACCGTACCCCCCTCCGGGCGGGCCCACCCGGAGGAGGCTGAAAAATTTTCATAGAGGTACCAGAGGGCGGGCCCACCCGCCCTTCGGGCTTACCCCCCACCCCCTTAAACGAAAAAATAGGGGTCCCAACTTTACCCTTTATTGCTTAATTCAGACAGTCATGGTAATGGTTTTATAAACGGTTCTATATATGATCACTAACGAAGAATTTATTAAAAAATTAGATACATACCCCCTCGATGAACAAAAAGAGTATCTAAAGGCTTATGCAAAAGCCGATCAAACAAAAACTCAAAACAGGATCTCAGAGGACTTTATGGAATTTATCCATTTCATCTGGCCTGAGTTTATAGGGGGCGAGCATCATAAAATTATTTCTGAAAAATTTAATAAGATCGCTTCTGGAGAAATTAAGCGATTAATCGTGAATATGCCACCTAGGCATACGAAATCTGAATTTGCATCAAACTATCTACCCGCTTGGATGATTGGAAAGAATCCAAAATTAAAAATTATTCAAGCAACCCACACGGCGGAACTAGCTATACGTTTTGGTCGTAAGGCCAAGCATGTTATCGATTCGCCGGAATACCAGGAAATTTTTGAGACTTCGCTGCAAGAAGACTCGAAGGCAGCGGGTCGCTGGGAAACAGCGCAAGG